CATCACTACACCTATAATGTCAAGGAACAATATAATTTAAATAATTCTTTAAGGAACCTTGACTCCACCCGAAAATAGTGTTACATTGATCTTGTCTTGGTTTGCTGAACTACATTAATGAATAGATTTACTATCTGTATCTAGTTCTTCTAATAGTTCTTCGTATATTTCTTCTTCATCGATGTCTTCCACTGTAGAGAGTTCTTCTGGCCCTTCCAGCTTATCTAACACACCTTCATAATATACACTCAAGCCGGGAGAGGCAGGCAACATAATAATAACGTGCTTAGGGTCAATCTCAAAATATTTTTCTTCAGTGAAAGGTTGCACCCATCGTGAGAGCATCAACGATTCTGTCATGCCGGTCACAGTAAGCTTCGGAGAGACATGCATTAGAAGGGGTCTTGTGATTTCGTATTTGCCGTTATCTTCGGAAAGCTCACAAATGATATTCTCGCCACTAATGAGCTTCAGAATTTTGTATGTATCTGTGTTCATCGTAGTTTTACCTTACTAATTTCATAGTTGAATTGTTCTGCATTGTATATATTTATGCGTGCTTGAAAATGGTTCAGTGTAAAGTTAGGTTGATTACGAAATGTCATATCATCTGCAATATCAAAAATTAAAACGGAATTTTTATTCTCCCCCTGACGCAATCCTCTACCGATACTTTGAAGCACTCTAATTCTAGACTTAGACGGGCTTGCGAGCACGATGTTGTGAATATTGCGAATGTTAATACCAGTGCTAAAAGTCCCATATGAAGCAATGGTAATAGAATTTGTTTCATTCTCAACAATAGATCGTATATCTTCACGTTCTGTAGTGCTAGTATTTCCGTAGATGAAAAATATCTTTCGTAATTTATCATCAAAGAAACCTTCTTTTTGAGATTTTTTAGCTGCTTCGTAAAGAGGTTTACCATGTTTCTCAACCAGTTGATATAAACATAATGTATTGCCGGGGAGATGCATTAACAATCTAGCAAGAAATTCATTTCTACTCTCATGTTCGCCTAGAAATTGTAGTTCTTCTGCATAAGTCATCCTTTCTCGTATATTATTATGTTTTAAAATAATACATTTGATTTTAAGGTCAGCAAGAGATTTATTGTCAATTAGCTGCTTTGTGGTAGTTACTTTTTCAACAGGACCGAATAGACCTTCTAAAACAAGTTGGTGCGTCTGCGTCCCGTCTAGGGTGCCTGTGAGCCCAAACCTGTACTTACATAGGTGTAACTTGGCCATGATACCAGTGAGTGACTTGGCCTTAAACATATGCGCCTCATCACCAATCACACAACCGAACTGTTCAAAATACTTCTTCGGTAGTTTATAGATAGACTGCCATGTAGAAATTACAACGTCTTTCTCAACCTTACTTGAGTGACCCTGATATACCTTCTGACAGTATGTACCAGAGCTCCAACCATAATCCTCAAAGTCTGAATACATCTGTTCCACAAGTGATGTAGTGGGAACTAGTATCAGGGTCTTCAGCCCCATCATATGATAATAACGAACTAACGAATATATTACCAGTGATTTACCAGAAGCAGTAGGAGAAACAAGCAAAGCACGATTTGTGGCAATAGCATGGTGTACTGCATCAATTTGGTAGTCACGAACTTTGATAGATTTTCCTTGTGATTTTGGTTTAAGTGACCTGATGAAATCTCTAACCACTTGGCGTACAACATTCCTACCATCTTCGACTCCTTCTTCTAATATATAGTCAATACCATTTTTTTGACAAAACCCTTTAATATACTGAAGTAATCCAACATATATCTCACCTGTGCCGGGAGAAAAAAGTCGTATCTTTCCATCCCACATCCGATTGCGATACATAGGCATAAATTTAAAACCGGGAACCTCAAAGGTGAAAAACTCTGTCAATTCTTGTCGAGTAGAATCAGCCATATCATCTAAAGTTAGATAAACTTCGTTCTTTTTTGATATACGCATTATGGACGCCCTAGTAACCAACCCACGATAGATTTTCTAACACCAGACTTTACTGGTCTTACTCTGTGCCACATGTGGGCGGGGAATATTATAGTGTTGTATTTTCCAGTTTTAAATGTCTGGTATCTTTTTTTGTCCATTGGATTATTTGTTTCAATGTCAAATTCACCACCTTCGAAATCATCATTTAGAATAGTCGAAAAGGATACCTTTCGAACTAGTCCATTCGAGTATGGCTCATCATGAACATCACGATGCCACCCATATTCATTACCAACAACATATTCAGAATATTGCAATGGTTCAATATCAGTTAGATTTATTAGTGTTGTATAATCGATTATGTTAAAGATTTCTCTACAGATTTCAGCATCTTCAATAAAAGATACTTTTGAACTTCTTTTAACCGTACCACTTTCATTCGTAATAGAACCATTTTCCAACGTGTCAGGAACAGAAAAAACATTATGAATATTGGTATAATGAATCATATCATACCAGCTTCAAACTTCTTCCAATCAGTTGCATTACGAATGTCCCATCCACGATTGTCGATAGATTTGATCACGCCCTTGCAGTAGTCCACACAGGATTCGTAATACCCGATTTTGTTTTGAAGTCGAAGAATATCATCATCAGACTGAATGTACATCTGAAGGTCTGTCTTCATAACCCTGATGTCAAATGGTTTAGATGCATACACTTTTGCATCTGCTTTCCCACCATAGTATTCCCATTTCTGACGATATAGCTGTTGGTGATCAGTTTTTGCTTTAATAAGCAGAAGTTCAAAGTCTGCTTTAAAATCTAACCACTTTCGTTTGATCATTTGATTTTTAAAAGATTCCTGATCGATATGCTCTAGATCAGTTATAGGAAGGTCTTCTTTTGCGGTTATTTTTAGTGTTTCTAAATTCATAATTACCTCATAATAAAAAAAGTGAGCAGTTTGGTTTCTCTCTGTTCTATATTGACCCTGACGAGTTCGAACGAGTCGTCATCAGAATTTAAGTCTAAGATTTGATAATTGTTAAAGCTTACCAAATCTGCTCATTTTTTATTTATACACTCTCAAATTTGTAAATTTGATATTTAAATGTTACATCAGCAGTCATATATTCAACATCTGTTGCACCCTGTGTATAATCTAATCCACTAAGTGATATTGGAAAAACATTTTGAAAATTTACATTTAAAATAGGATTGTTTTTATTTGATAAAATCATAAGAAACGCATCTGAATACATTGCTCTATCTGCTACAGGATTACCAATAAGATCAACAGGTTGCGTTGCACCCCCGGCCGGAGTATTTGACGTAACATCTCTATGTGTTCTAAATTCTGTTCTATTTGACGGAAAACCATACCCAGTAAGCCAATTGTGTAATGATTGATAATTTTCTAAATACTCATCTACAATAAACGTGATAGTAAGGTCCGCATAAGTGAGTTTATCACCCATGATTGGAATATTATTGAATGGGTTTGCAAAATCTACTGATGCGCCGTCGATGCCGGGTAGGTTTGCATTGATCGTAAAGAACTCTACCTTTGGTAATTGTTTGATACCAAAACGGAACTGAGTTGGACTTGCATAGTCTAACTGTTCTGGTTGTCTTGCTAATGGTGATTGTGATGTTGTCATTATACATCTATTTATAACAAAAAAAAGGGGGAGCCGAAGCTCCCCCCAAGTCTGTTAAGACCCTTATTTTACATAAGGTTAGTAACTTTAACCCGACGATACCAAGCATTGGTGTTTGCATCCAATGAAGCATCGGTGTTAACCGTGTCACCAGCAGCAACTGCACCAGCACCAGCGAATGGATTAGCAGCAAGACCATAACGGGTCTTGAAACCAATCTTAGGCTGGAAGGAATTTTCACCAACCGCACGGACCATCTGTAGTGGAACGTATGGGCAGTAGAAGAAACCAGCATCGTAAGGTGATGTGCCCTTGTAACCGCAAACATAATACTGAGAAGCAGCAACATTTGCAGAGTATGGATCAACATATACCTTGAAACGACCATTCATCGTACCAGCAAATGTGGAAGATGTATCATCAACTGCGAGGTTGTTGTTAAGAGCAGGTGTGTAATCAAGAACACCAGCCATTTGAAGAGCAGAAGCAACGTCAGCCGAAACGATCAGCATGTTACCCTTGCCACGACGAGTCTGTTGACCAATCGCATTGGCGTCACGTTCGATCTGGAACATTAGGCCCTTAAACTTCTCAACTGACCAACGACCATTCGAGTCGGTGTCCAGATCAAAGATACCAGCGTTAGTTGTGTTAACCTGAGCACCCGCAACAGATGTAACATACAGCGAACGAATAACTTCCCGGTTGATTTCAGCAAGGATTTCTGTAGAAAGAATGTTGCTGAGTTCTGTTTCTGCGTCAAGACCATGAATTGCCTTCAAGTCCTGTGCAAGTTCCATTGTGTACTCAGCTTTGAGCGCACGGGAAACAGCAGTAACAGTAGACTTCTCAATGGAGAAGGCCATTTCAGCAAAAGCGTTCGTGCCGCTATCACCAAGGGCTTCTGCCTGAGATCGTGTCATACCTGTGGCACTTGTGTAAGTACCGGCAGGGCTGTCATTAAGAACAGCAGGGTTAGTTTCAGTTGCACCAACATCACCACCACCGATTGTACCGGCAGCGTTCTGGTTGGATACGTCAGGGAATGACTCATCAACGAGGGCTTCTGCACCATCTTGTGAGGCAAGTGAGGAACGCATAGCAAAGATTAGACCTGTTGGGCCTGTCATTGGCTGCACACCGCAAACGTCATAAGCAATCAGGTTAGGCATTGCACGTCGAACGAGAGAGATAAGAATTGGATCCCATGTATCCATCTGCCCGCCGCCCATGCTGTTAACTGGCGCTGTTTCTGCAAGAAAACCACGGTCTTCACGCATTGCTTTTTCTTGGTTTTCTAGGATGAGAGTGGTAACGGCCCGCTTGTAAGAATCCTCAATCCGTGGAAGATCGGGGTGTTCTAGGACTGGCTGCCACTTTTCTTGTAGATGTTCTGTCTGAAACATTTGTTTCTCCTTTTTTAATTACATCCGTTAATAATATTATTGGGCACGTGCTTTGTTACGA